ACTATAAACATCAATGTAATGAGTTTCTATAATATGAGGTTCATTATTTGTTTTATTCATTTACTCTCCTTCATCCATAACCGCAAAACAATGCGGACAATATTCTGATTTTTCTAAGTTTTTACAACCACAATTAGAACACCTGCAAAATAATGAATCTCTGTCAAACCAATGAGCATGTTTCGTAAAAATTTCTTTGACCACCGGAATGTTTTCTAATGCTTTATTTATTGCCATTGATTCGTCATCAAAAACATTCAAATATTGGATATAAAGATTTTCAAATTTATCCTTGTCTATCAGTGTCATTTGATTTCCCCATCTGTGCTTTAACAATGGATTCTATATCTATCAGCTGTTCCAATTTTTTATTAGTAGTCTTCTGATTAGCATAACGATTTAAATAATCATGATACTTTTCTGTAAATTCATCCATGTTGATTCGTTGCATTTGTGATAACCCTTCTTGCTTTGCTTATAGCATCTTCACTTATTTGCTCATGCCGATTCTTTTCTTTTTCTAATATATCAATCAAATCAATATACGTTTGATTGGAATAATTTCGATTTCTTATATGGTCTTCTGCTTTTGTTTTTTCAAATTTAATTTCTTTATTACTCCATATAAAATATTTGATATTATCAAGAAGGTTAGACATAATAAGTGCAGATGAATTTTCCAAACAACTAAAGTTACAATGACGAGAATTATAAGTTCTTGACATGATTATTTTATTTTTTTCAAGATCAATTATTGGATAGCAATCTTCTGTTTCATCGCTTCTTGTTTTTAGTAAATAATATAGATTTTTTATTTGTTTATAAGAGAGTATTATATAGCTACATTCTTCTTTAATTTTGTTATTAATTTTCCAACGTTTGAATCCACCATAAATCGCGCCATCAAAAACAAAATCATCAATTAAAACGGCCATCCCTATAATTAACGGACAAAAAAGAAAAGCAATATAAAATATTATCGAAACCATACTATTACACCCACTTCACATACTTCCGTAATCCTTCACTGTAAGCATCTTTGCCCAAATCACAAACATTCATCTTTGAACCTTCAGGAACTACAGCCGCTTCATCCCATACATAACCCACCTTGTTATCTACTAATGAGTTGTGCATCTTCAATTTGGCTGCTTCTTCTCGAACAACTTCTTCGTCTAATCCTTCATCAAGAGCTAGGATAATTTTATTTGGCCGGAGCATTAAAATGTGCCGACGTTGATAGTCCGATACATGACAGCCACATAATCCCAACACTACATGGCTACCGAATGATGCAGCTTGGAGTACAGCCTTTTCAGATTCCATCAATACAACCGTACCGCCTTCACTGATTCGCTTATAATTATCGACATAGCCATATAGTGTTTTAGTTCTTGAACAAGGAATAATAGGCAACCACCTTGACTCATGCGGACAATCTACTATATTACTTCTGCCCATAATACCTACCAGCTCACCAGACAGAGATCGTTCTGGAATCGTTATTCGTCCTGTTTCAAAATCATAACCAATGCCAAATCGTTCTTGTGTCTTTAAGTCGATACCGTCATGTAAGAATTGGAGATTGTACTGCCCCGCGTATGGTTCAAGTGTCGACTCAGGGTACGTCTGTAGTGGCAGCTCGTCTGCTCTGCTCGGAACCAACTTTCGATAGAATCCACCAAATGGCAAACGCATCTTGATATTCAACTCCGCTTCACTGATTCCTGCCTCGCGAGCTGCATACCTTAGAGCATCAGGAAATGAGCAATTAAGCTTGTCCATAATCAGAGAGAAAATATTGCCATGCTTTCCTGCGCTGAACATCGTATAGCAAAGAGTTTTACAATCAATCACACAAGCAGAAGGGTTTGTATCATGTTCGCGTGAAAACCTGAAATTATCTTTGTACGAGTTATATTTAATGTTTTCGAATCCTAACGCTTCAAGAATAGCCAGGATACGATCGGATTTTCCAGAGAGTTTATTGTACAGAATTGACACTTCCACGCAAACTGCACACCCCCTCTATTTAATTAAATGTCTTATGTTCGTTGATAATTTTACAATAACCGATTTCTTTAAAGATATTTAGATGCGCTTGCCATTCATACAGAACCGTTTGCCCATCTTCATCGTTGCGAGTTTTATTTAAGAACGCTACCATGTAAATCTTATCAGGGTCAAGTGTTACCATTTCTTTCACTTTGTCTTTTACTCGATAAGGCTTGCAATCGAAACGTTCTCCTGTATACTCATCCTGCCAGAGCCGCCTAATCATAATCAGCTCAGATACAACCTCTTTAATCTGCTTTGAATTGGACAGACATTGGGCATCAAGCCAACGAAAATTCGTAGTAGACAGAGCAAGCTGGAACGTGGCGATAAATGCAATGTTCTCTTTAGATACTACATTAAAAATACGCCGACTATTCATAAGGAGCTGTTGCCACATCTTATCATCTGACTCATCATCGGATTTCATAGTATCGTAGAAGAAACATCCAACACCGGAGCGAGCTAAACGCTTAATATACTTTAGAGCTTTACTCGTATTATTCTCGAACATCTTTACAAAGATAATGCTGGAATACTTCTCTTTTGATATAACCGCAGCCTTACGCAGCAAGGTTAGTTCTTCATCCGTAAAATGGCCCGTTTTCAATTTCTTGCGCGTCATTTTGTAGTAGCCCAAATCGTGTGTAAGAATATGTATCAGCAAAAGATTTTTATATGCTTTGACCTGCATTTCGTTACTAATGATTGCAACCTTTACACCGCCAGCTACTATCGGAAGTAAAATTGATTCAAAAATAAAACTTGATTTGCCAGCACCACTATGTCCTGCCAAGAGTGTTATATCCCCGCGCGGAATCCCCAGCGTTAGATAATTTAGTAGCGGAGCACCCTTTGCATAACTTAGTCCTACATTTTCACCGGCATTGCACTCCTGAAGAAACGCCTCATCAATAACAAGATTTTCGATCTTTGATTCGTGCCCTGTAGTGAGAGATACCGAATTATTTAATAGCTCAAACGCTTCATACACATCTTCATTAGAGGCATTATCAAACCGGCCAACATCATCAAAAAGTTCATCGCATTTTTTACACATGATAGAAAGTGAATTCATCTTTGCAATCTTGTCTGCATATCCATCTGTATTATCAGGATCGACAAGCTGCATTAGAGTCTCACATTCTTTCCAGCCACCCAATGATTCAAAAGCGGTCAGTAGGCTGGGCTTGGTTTCGAGAAATGTAGCTATCGTGATGTTGTCTATTGTTGCAAAGCCCTGTTCTCGAAGCATCTGTCCAAGCTTAAAATAAAAAATTCCATCTTCTGTTTGAAGCGTTTTGTCTCCATTCGCATTGACGTTTTTAAAATCATCATAGCGTGTAGGGTCTTTCCAAAGTGAAAATACAAAAGCTGCTTCTATTTGATTGCGGTTTTTATTTATCTTCTCCAAGGTTTTTGTTACGTCCAGAGGTCATCACCTCCCAGAAGATTAGATACATCTTGTTGTTTAGTACATCCACTGCTAAGTTCTTCATAAGGCACTACCGGAGACTCTTTTTCGACAACAGTCTGATTCTTAGCTTTCAACTTTTTCATTCGTTCGTACTGCTTATTAACATCGGAAATTTTATTGGACATAATAGCAACAAAATAATTAATTCGATTTATCATGCTATTAAATGTCCTATGTGTCAGTGCCCAATCAAAGTCTGTCTTACATTGAAGTATAGTTTCATAAAGTACATCATCATCATAGTAAGACAGCTCTTTGAACTTCTTCAGCAGATACGTGGGGAAAGGTTCGCCGTCAGAAAGATTTAAATAAGCTCTCATAACATTCACAGCGTCCCAATATGATTGTTTATGTATAGGGGCCTTGGATTTTTTAGCAGAACTCTTTTTCTTACTCATCGTCGCAATCGCCGTCACATTCATCGCAGCAGCAATCACAACCAAGACAATCGGTTACAACCCATGAAATGTCGCCACTTCTCATATCTATATCAACCAGTTCCATTTCAGTAGGCACATCATCATCAAATATACTTGATACCCAATCCCAAATCAGACCGTGAGTCTTAGCCATTACATTTGAATATTCTTCAAGAGTCCATCCATCCTTAGTCATTCTATTAATATCAAAAATCGCTTCGGGTAGTTTATTATGAGTCATACCAATACCGAGAAGATAAGTACAGGCATGACCTTTCAATTTTGATTTGAGCATTGAATAAACATTTTTATCAGTAAAGCAAATTTCCATATGTATTAATACTCCATTTCTCGCTTTTCAATCAATACTGTCTTACTTATCGCAATGAGACTTAACCTTTTAAAACTAACACTTCCCAATGTTATCCTAGGTTTTTGATAGCAACACTATTCCTGCTATTCAGAACTGTTTAATTACTATCCTTAGAGCAAGGGACTTGGCTAAATATCCCTTGGTAACTATGTCATTCTAAGATAACGTAGTACTTTACTATAAGCAAAGCACTGAGTCTAATCAGTCAAATACTTCCGTATTATTTATAAATATAGCACACTAATATGTAACTCCTTAACTACAAAAGGTTGTTATCTAACGTATAAAAAATAGCGCAGCTTTTATCACGACACTATGTGGTAAGTGTTGCCGTGCCCACCCTCCACTACCCTACTGCGTAAAAATTAGAGATTTAACATATTTTTGATTTTTTCCAAAGTTTCAATTGAGAAAGAAGGATCGGAAAGCTTAACCCCATTCATCATGGATTTAATTTCGGACTTCATCTTCGGGTCACAATCAGTCATAGCCGCCCGAATATTAGTTAACCATTCATCACGATGAGATTCAAGTTCCTCTCTGTGATGTTTGGTTTTAGCCATTTCCAAACGCTCATCAAAAATCTTTCTATCTTCAGCTTCAATAATTTTTTGCTCTTTTGCAATTTCATCAGGAGATTTGCCGCTCTTAGCTTGTTCTGCAACTATAGCATCCTGTAGCGCCTTAATCAAAGCATGAGCATCGAGAGGAATCTTATCAACGATTTCAGAGAAACGTGATTTACTATCTACAGAAAAATTATCATCCCTAAAGCAAATCACGCGACTTTCACTTGTAACCTTACCTTTAACTTCTTCTTTATTTGTTACTGTGTTTTTACGACCAGTTTTATATTTAAGAATCTCACGATCTACATATGCAACACCAAGCGCAGCAACTTTGGTTTTCATTGCATTAAAATATCGGGTATCCATATTGGTAGTAAGTGTAGAATAAGATTCCTCTGTTACAGGGTCTACTACATCTTTCTTTTTTGTATGTCCAATACTGATAAAACTGATTCCGCATCTTTTCAATTCCCAAAGTTTATCGAAAACCAATTCAATCGCTTTATCAGTAGGGCCGTTAAACCCACCATAAGTAGCCTTGAAAGATTTAACTTTTGGCTTATCAGAAGGAAGTTCTCTATTCCAAATTTTAATAACTTGCGGTTCGGTTATCGCAAATAGTTCATCAATAGTGTCAAGAACAACAACTTGTAAATCTTTATAATCAGTATTGCGATTTTCAATAATATCATCAGTTACTTCAACAAATTTTTCCCAATCCCATACAGGTTCAGCAACGATACCTTCAATTTCATCACTACCATCTTCCTTACCAAACTCTAAAAAGATATATGAATCTTCACCACCAAGCAGTTCACACATCTCTTTAATAACGGTGGTCTTACCAATACCACTTTCGCCTATCAGCATAAGATTATGAGAAAGAATATTACTTTTAACTTGATTCTTTTTACCAAATTTGCGAGCCATTTAATTACCTCATTATTAATTTATTTATTAAGACAAATTAAAACAAATCATCATCGTCACTACTATCACTATTATCATTTCCATCATTAGACTCAGCAATTACATCACTAAGAGAAATTTCTTGCGGTACACTGTAAATCTGTTCGTCAAAATCCTTACCTTGCCACGGCGCTTCGATTGGACCATCAGCATATTCATCACGAATCAACGGTTTACCCAAACGATATTCACGCACTGCATTGCCAAGGATCTGACCTCTTGGAGCAAAGTCTGAAAGCACAGCATCACCTGAATCAATTAGAGCCTTCTGCAACGGAGTAAGACACGACTCATCAAATTCAACCGGTTCTGCGCCAGTCAACACATTTATCTCCCACGGGAGAGCATACCACTTAGAACTCTTAGGCTCCAAACAAGCAGTTCTGATATTATACTGCGCCTTGTGCTTCTCCTTGCTAAGATCAAATACTTTAGTATTCAAAATCACCTGAATCGGAAGAAGCTTAGTTCCAATATCTCTATCAATGTACATCTCTGTGTATGCAGGAATATACCATTTACCATCTTCCGCTTTGTCAATCTCCGACTTGCGCCAATAAAGAAGTGTATTCATCTTCCAATGTGGTTTGTCATCTTCTTTAGCAATTGAGATATGTTGAAGATTAAAGCTGTCATAGTTACGAGTCTTACCCGGACGAATCTGGAACTGGCCACGAGCTATAATCTTGTCTTTGATATTAGGAAGTTCATCTTCCAAATATTCAATCAAGTCCCAAATCGTGATAAACTCTTTCCATCCATCACCCAAATTCGCACTGTACTTACGATAACTTGCTACCTTCTTAATCACATCGGGGTCAAAACGATCTTCCCAATTAATTTCAATAGGTTCTTTGTCCACAGAATAAGTTTTGATCACCTTGGGCTTAATATCTTGTGCAGAAACAAAAACACAATTGCCGCCATCCTTCACACCAAAATTGATGCTAATTTTATCCATCTGTTTACCAGCAGCAGTTGTAATCACATCACGCTTCACCAGCGGATTCTTACTGGAAATCATAACATTGCCACAGAAATTATAATTTGATATATTTCTTGCCATATGTAGCCTCCTTAAAAATTATTCATATGTCTTTATCATAGGTTTAACTTTACATTCTTCAATAAATTTATCAGTCAATTTATCATAACAATCATCACACAACATAAACGAAATCACATCGCCATCACGCTTGCTTCCATATCCAAACTCATGCTTGAAAGAATTACACGTAGCCTCGATTTTATTTAATTCCTTACCACAAT